GCAGGATATCCACCAGCATCAGTGCCAATGGCAATTTCTGTTGGGCAATCAATATGCCGCAATTGTGCATCAAAGGTGAATGCCTGAAGTGTTGTGTCACCTGCACTGTCAACAACAGGAAGCTTCATGGTGAATAAGAATGTGGACATTTTATCACCACCAACAAACCCTGCAAACTTGTTGATGTTCACCAATTGAACAGCATCTTTTTCAAAGACACCAAATTGATTTGCACCAAACTTTACTGTTGTGTAAGGGTCATAAAAAAAGTTTGGAACAGTTGAAGGATAATTTTGTTGTGTGGTGTTTTGCGTATTATAACGCATTTGCGTATAAGCAGCATTTATCAAACCATCACCAACAATGGTGTAATTAAGTGGTTTGATTTCATTTGCCATCACATCTGTTGCAAGCATGGTCAATCCTTGTGTCAGTGGATTGGTTGCAGTGGATAATGGAAAGTTGATGGTCTTTGCAGTGTTGTTGCCGGTTGTTTGGTTTTTACCAAATGCTGCTGCTTGTAATGTCAGCAAATCATTGTTGATGTCAGCAAACAAACCATTTGCACTTTCAACAACTGCATTATAAATTTCCATCAGGATTCCTTGTGGTGGTGCCGGTCTTCCTGCCATCACTGTGACAGATGCTTCCTTTTCATAACGTGAAATAGTTGCATAATCAATGAAAACACCATACTTCCTGAACATCAATGCAGGAATTGACATTTCCTTGTAAACAGGTGATGCCTGCACTGAACAATCATCTTCAGTATGTGACATCCCTGGGATTGTCCTTGGTCTGTATTTGATTATTACATCACGAATATGACCGGAACCATCTGCAATGCCATTGCTGATGACATTGGGCATCCCGTTTGACAATAAATATTTTAGATAACCTGGTGGTGTAATTTTTTCAGATGGATTTGCACCCTGAAAAACTTGCTTGCTGGTAAGAACTAAACCAGCGACAAAACCGTTTGGCATAACAATAAGGTGTTTTTAAAAAAAGCATTTTTGCAAACACTTTACACCTTCACACCTGCACACCTAATTCAATAAGTTGTGCATCTATATCTGCAACAACTGAAGCATTTGATGGATGTTGTGTTGATGGTGGTGGTTGCTGAAAGTTCGTTTTATTCGGTCCTTGTTGGGATTGCGAATCATTAATTTGAACGAATTTGTTTTGTGCTAATACACCATCAATGAAACCATCAAAAGTCACCAGTTTATTATCAACAAAAAAGTCAATTTCACTGCCGTCTTTCCTTTGTTTCAAGATTGCTTGACCATTGGCATCAAATGAAATGGTCAAATTGTTTTTTGCAAGGTCTTGTTCAAGCAAGGTCTTTGCCGTTAAGATATTGATTTCAGGTGCCAGACCGTTTTTGGGCAATGGCTTTCCTGCAAGCTTGGTCTGAAGCAGATAATTTTTTTTGTCAACTAAACTTTGATTTTTTAAATTATCCAATTCAGTCTGATGCAGCAGTTTCAAATTTTCCTGCTGTTTGTTTAAGTCTGTGATTTGTCCTTTTAAAGCAGACACTTGTGCTTCAGCATTTGCATCATGCTTTCCTGTTTTTGCTGCTTCCTTTATTTTATCAACTTGTGTCTTCAGTTGTGATTGCAGCCTTCTTATCTTGTCATTGGTGTTTTTGTTGGCTTTCCATTCATTCTTGAATGTATCATCAAATTCATAATCAGGAATAAATTTTTCAAGTTCAACATCAACACCATTTAAAGCTTCAGCAAACAGTCTGCTTCTGACATTGGTATTTGCAGCAGCAGATTGTTCTGTCAAAAGGTTGGTTTCAAGTGCCTGATTAAATTCATCAGGAATTTCCAATGTGGAAACATCAGCAATTGCCAAAATCTTTTTAATGGTGTCATCATCAGATTTCAACCCTGCCTTTGTTGCAAGACTTTTTATCAGGTTTCCAAATTGTGCAGGCATAACAAAAATTATTTTTTATTGAAGGTCCAATGTGGAAACATCAGACCATTGATAATGTAATACTTCAACCATATAAATGAGAATCACCAAAAACTTTATTGATTTATAATACTGCCTTTTAATTGATTGGCTTTTACTGCCGGTCCTGCATCACCATTGGCTTCAAGTGGTGATTCCTTTATGACATGACCTGACTTTTTTTGTCCACTGACACCATTGGTCAATGCTGCAAGCTGTTCCTTCAACTGTTTGATTTCATCATCCTTGGAAGCAATCATTTGATTTGCTTTTTTAGGTGAAACAAATGACGGGTCGGCACCATTGTTATCATCATAAAACTTATTTGCTTCTTCTTCTTCCATTTCCTTCAGCCTGTATTGCTTGTCCTTGATGACCTTGTTCCTTTCCAAATGCCAATTCTTATTGTTGACCGGCACAATGTGCAGCCAACCACCATAATCAGTGACAACCAAGACCTTTGCCATAAATCTTCCTTTTTAGTATTATAATCTTTATGCTGAAACAAAAGTGTCAAGAATAAGTTGGAAGTGCCTTGTGAATGATGCTACATTTGCAACATTTGAAACAAACCTTAATTCTGAATTTATGCAAGAATCTAACAATCAACATAATAAAGCCTGTTCAAGCATGCTAAGGAACCTGCCATCAGACATCAGCAGGATTGTTAAGGAAGAACAAATCAGATTGGAATTTAATGATGGATTGGTCCTGAAAAGACCAGAAGTGTATTACCGTATTATAAGGGAATGGAAAGATTTGAAGGAAAAGGTATTTGGAACAGGCTGATGGATTGGTCCTGTTTTGACCGGCACTGAAAAAAAACTTTCCAAATTGTCAAAATAAATTTGGACTGTATTGAAAAAAGGCTTTGTTTTGTGGAACAAAACAAAAATATATGAAAAGCACTGAAGTTAAGGTTGGACAGAAATTTGAAACTTTTTATGGTAATGGTCAAGCATCAGGAATTGATATTGTTGTAAGGATTACAGATAAAAGTTTATTTGTAACTAAAAAAGAAGGTGGTCAGGAATATCGGGAAGCATTGACTTCAGTTCAAAAGTATCTTGATAAAAAATTATGGATTCCAATTGTTTAAAAAAACAGGACCGGCAGGAATGCCGGTCCACTTAAAACCAAAAATTAAAACCAATAAAATGAAATTTTTAACCACCACCATCAGGATTGAACTTGAAGCTTCATTGAATGAAATTGCTACCATTGAACAAGATGACAATGGTTTTTGGGGATTCCAAACGACAAAAGGATATAACAGTTGGGAAGGAACACCTTTCAAGACCTTTGATAAAGCCTTCACTGTTTTAAAAAAGTATGAAGCTGAATCAATAAAAGATTTGAAATATCAATAAAAAAACAGGACCGGCAGAAAGTGCCGGTCCACTTAAAACCAAAAAAATGAAAACAATCAACAGAAAAAAGTTAGCTGAATTATTGAAAATCAATTCACGTCAAACCATCATCAACAAACCTTTCAAGCATGAAGGACTTGATTTGATTGCAAAAGTTGTGACCACATCAACTGAAGATTTTCCGGCAGGTGTTTATGTGTATGAAATTTCAAACAAAAATCAACCACTGTTCAAGGTGGTTGATGATGAATAATAAACAACCATTGTTTAATGACCGGCAGGAATGCCGGTTTTTTTTTGTCAATCTGTCAAGATTTATTTGGACAGTAAAAAGAAACCATTATTTTTGTGTCTTATAAAACACAATCAATCATGAAATGTTCAATCAGTCAGGCAGAAATTAAAGAAGTTATTGAAAGTCTTAACAATGGTGCAAAATATTCAAATGAAGTTGCAGGTTGGTCTTATAGTAAAGGACAAGTGATGATGAAACTGACTGCTTCAGGTAAGATGATTATTTATCCAACAATTGAAAAGATGGCAAGGGCAATTGTAAAATCAATAAAAACAGGTGAATAAAATGATAAGTAAACCTTCAAAATACAAGGCACCATCAGTTGAAGAAATAAGAAATTGGACAGTTGATGAACTGACCAATCTTGGTTGGATGTTTGACAGGGTCAGACGTGCAGGACATGATAAAATGCTTGTTCAAAATTGGTTCAAAACCCTGATGAAAAGGATTGACATTGTAAGAAAAGAAAAAGGATTGACCGGCACTTGATGCCGGTTTTTTTATGGCATGTTTTCAACCGGCACATTGTTCTGCAATGACCATGTTTGAAATTCCCTTGTTGAATAAACCCTGTCCTTCACATTTTTTGGAACAATTAAATCATCCACTGCAATCAACTGATGTCTGCAATTCCATCCACCCCTTCTTCTTGGAAAGTTGTCAGGTGTGGTGCCTTCCATCATGCCGTCTGGAAGTCCTGTCTTCTTATTCAGGTGGACCTGCTGTCCATCAATATTGCCTTTCAATAAGGTTGGAAATTCACTTTCATGCATATACGTCTTCTCAGTTGCATGAATGCAAAAATCACGGGATGTTGTGATAAGGCTTCCTGTGTACATGTACCATTTTAAACCCAAATCTGATGATATTTTTTTATTGTATTCTGCACTGAACTGATTGATTGCAGTGGTTGCATATGTCTTCACATAACGTTCCAAGGCACCTTCACCAGTTGCATTGTTTGTTAAGTGGTTTCTTAATTGGTCTGTCAATGCTGCATAACTGCCACCACTTGTGACATTGGTCAACAATATCCTTCTTAAACCATCAGTGACACCTGCCTGAAGACCTGCTTCAGTTAAGTTTGTAAGGGTTGTTTTGATGGCATCTTTCTTCAGGACATTCATGACTGCCTTTGGTTTGAACTTGGTGTTGAAGGTTGCAAAATATTGGTTTTGCATATTACCAATTTGTTCAAATGCCTTGGCAAAGGTCTTCAGTTCTGCCTTATATTTTTTATCAATGACAATCCTTTCAATTTTAGCCTTAAGATTGTTTATTAATTTCAGGTTGTTTACATTATTCAGGATGGTGTCACCTTTTGTTTCCAACTGCTTCAGCATGGTCATCACTTCCCTGAATAAAGGATTCTGTTTGTCAGCAGCTACCTTGCCCAATCGGTCAACTGCTTCCTGAATTGCAATCAATATTTCATCAAAAGTCAGTGCCATGGCTTAAGGTTTAGGATTGACAGGTGCAGCAGCCTTTGCAGGTGCCTTTGCCGGTCCTGTTTTTGGTGGAACAGGTGCAGGTTCAGCAGCAGGTGGTGCAGGTGCAGGAAGACCATCAGGAATTGCAGCAGCAGGTGGTTGTGCAGCAGCAGGTGCAGGTGGAATTTCATCATCAATGATGTCTTCACTGATTTCATTGGCTGAATCCAATTCTTCCACCTTTTCTGAAGCATAACCTTCAAGGATTTCCCTTTTCTGAATGTCAGTCTTCTTGGCAAAATCAGGGTCTTCTTCCATGGCACGTCTGACAAAATCATTGATATAAAGTGACAGGACCACATCTTCTTTTTTTGCCAATCCTTGTGATTCAATCTGTCCTTTTTCTTCAGTGGTCTTGTCAGGGAACGGGTCAAGGTTCATGACAGTGTTTATGAAGTCAGCAACATCAGGGTTTGCATAAAACTTTTTTGCACCTATTTCTTTTTGCATTTCAGTCAGTATGATGGCATTGATGCCTGCTGTTTTTGCTGTCTGGTATTCCTGAAACAAGTATGAAGTTGATACAACATCATATTTTTCAGGAACAGGGATGATTGGCAACATATCATGCCTTTGTTCATCATTGGGAACAATGCCTTTATATCTCAATTCATTGATGAAATATACTGTTGCATTTGCCACATTGACCAACATGCCTGCAAAGGTATAAATGACATTGTTTACTTCATCCCTGTCATATGCCTTGGCTGTTCCTGATTGGTTCATCCCTGCTTCAGCAAGGTGTTCCATATTGACAGCAGACAATGCTTTATAAAGATGTTGCTGAATCCTTTCATTTTGGACCTTCAGGATTTCAGGATTCTTGTCAACATATCCAACAGGTGGTGTTGGGATGTTGCCTTCACCAATGGCTGATGGTTTTATCAGGATTTCATTGAAAGGACTTTTCCCAGTGGCATAACCAGTGCCATGACATATTGAACAAGGCACTGCACCTGATGAAGATGTGACATATCCTGTTCCATGGCAATCATTGCAAGGGATGTTGTTGATTCTCCATTTTTCCAAATACAAATGCATGATGACACCTGCATCCAAATCATTTGATTCCCGTGCAGCTTTGTTAAGATGTGGCACCATTGGGAACAGTGGTGTTTTCTTCAGGGTGTGCAATCCTTTCCTTGCAACAAATTTTCCTGGGACTTGGAAGACCGGCAGTTTTCCCAAATTGTGAACAATGCTTGATGTCAGCAAATATTTTCCTTCTTCATTTTCTTCCCACTTCTGATATGATGATGTTGTAATTAAATAATACACTTGACCTTTTGCAAAAGTGTATGTTGGTGCAGTGATGGTTTGCAATGCCTGTTGATTGTACATGATTTGCACTTGCCTTTCAGGTGAAAGCAGTGATGAAAGTTCATCACTTTTCAGGATGGCATAATCTTCAGGAACAAATTCAAGGACATTTGGTGAATTGAAAACTTGACCGATTGGTTGCCAATATTCTGTTCCAGCAGCAGCAACAAAATCTTTTGGCAGGACAGCAATGACTGCATTTGCATCCAATGATAAGGTTCTTAACACTTCTTCAAAAAGCCAGTATTCAATGTCACCATAAACAGGATAACGTTTTGTAAGATATATTTCAAGGGTTTCATCTTCATTGATGATTTTTGGGATTGCATCACTGAACTGCATCATCCAATCAGGTGACCGTCTTATCTTTTCAAGCACACCAATCACCTTTTCAATTGGGTTTTGTGTTTCACTTTCATAAATACTTTCACGGTATTTCTGAACAGCATCAGATTCATTTGGTCTTTGCGTCTTTATCAGTTTTATTGGCACCAAACCTTCAGCATGAACCTTAAGTTGTGTATATAGTTCCACTGCTTCCTGATAAACAATGGAAAGCTTAAAACCGGAAAACCTTGCTTTTAAATCAGCAGGATTAATAATTGTTGGCATGATTCAAACGTTTTTCCTTTCTTTTAAAAAATTTCTTTTTTCTGTCCACTTGTGGAAACCTTGCAAACCCAATTTTTTGTATGTCATTTCTGACAAGATATCATAAATGATTTTTTCCTTATTTGTGTTTACATTGCCGCCCATGGAAAATGCCCAATATTCAGTGGCAATCTGATAAATCTGTTTGTGTTTCTTTTCAATGTGACCCCAGTAAACAGGTTTATAATTGTCTTCATGTGGATAAGTTTCAGTTAAGGCACCTGCAATGGAAAATGGCAGTTCATCAGGGATGGCACCTGCAAAGACCTTGTGTGACACCTTCAAATTATCATACACTTCTTTTGCAGTATCAAACCACCTTTTCACCTTATCATTTTTTTTGAAGTATATCAATTCAGAATGGATGGAATAATATTTTCCTTCACCATATGCTGCTTTTATTTCACCACTTTTTGCCCACATGGTTTCATTCACACCATGATTTGGAAAGGTGATATCATGTGCAGACAGTTCATTCATCAGTTCATCAGGTGATAATTTCAACCACAACATGTCACTGTCAAGATATAAGGTTTCATCAAAAGGTGATAAATCATATATGAACATTTTGGTCCTTATCCATTTTGCCTGTCCTGCATGATAATAAAAGTCATTTGGTATTTCACTTTTACTATTAAACAACTTCAATTCATTATCCTTTAAAAGTGTCAATGCATTACCTGCATATGCAAGATGGATTGCAATGTCACTTTTCAACCTGATTGATGCTGCCAATGCTGCTGCCATCTTTCCATAATATTGATGACCACATGCAATGATTAAAATTCCTTTTTTCATTTTATGTACATTGTTGAAGATGCAAAACAACACTGATTCCACCTGTTGCCACTGTTGCACCATTGTTGTATGGTGTTCCATTTATATTGATGGCATTATCAACCCTTTGATGTGGACCATTGGTGCCTGTATTGCTTAATGAATCATATGTGATGCCTAAACTGCCTGCCGGTATTGTTACAACAGGAACATGTTGCATTGAACCAATTGAACTGCCACCACAAGTGTCAAAGCAGGTTGAAAAAGTGTTGATTATATTTATATCAACATCAATTGGAACGTTTAATGCAGCACTGAATGAAGTGTCAAAATACAATGCAGTGATTGTTAGTTCTGGCCATACAATATTTATCATGTCAACAAATTCAATTGAACCTGCACCATCACAATTCACAACTGCAACCATCACATCAACATTTTCTGCAATGGTTGATGGTATTCCAGTAAAATGAATTTCATTTCCAACCTTGGCAATTGTCATCCATGATGGTTTGCTTGATGGATATAAATTGACAGTTGGTGTTGCATCACTGTTGATTGCAAATGAATAAAAATATGGTTGACCTGCAATTGCATTTGGCATTGCATCAAGTGTACCAACCACTGCAACAGGTGTGCATGCTGCTGCTGCATATGCACGTCCAAATGCAACAAGGACTTGTCCTGTTGCAGTGTATGAATATGACAGTGGTGTTGAACCATCACCTGAAACATTGTACAATTCACCCAACAAATCATCATTCACGGTCAATGAAATTTCATCAGCAGCAGATGCCAAATCATCATAAAAAGTGATGACAACTGCTGAACCAATTGGTGGTGTAATTGAACCAACACCTGTTGCATTCTCATTGACCTGTTCCACACCATTGACAGTGATGATTAACCTGCCAACATTGTCACCTGTTGCATCATCATTGTCCACCAACCATTGCAAAACAGGTGGTGCAGCATGGACATTTGAAATGATGCTATAAGTTGAACCTGCTTCAATGGTAAATTCAAAATTGTTTGGTGTTGCTGATGGATTGTCTGATGAATAAATGATGAAACCATCTTTCACAATTTGCAAAAATGTATTTGGTGTTCCACTATCTGCACCACAAGCAACAAAAAGAACTGCACCAATTGGAACGTTAAGTGATGATGCCAATGTCACAAATGTGAAGACAATATTTGTGCTTCCATCCTGAATCACCTGCAAATAACCTTCCTGACCATCAAGTTCTTCAAAAGTCCAATATAAATTGAATGCAGGTGGTGGTGCAGCTTCACATACTTCACAATTATCATTCCTTACAAGATAAGGTGTCAGATGTGCCTTGAATTTTGCAGGTGCAGTTGTTGAATAACCTGGTCTGTCAGTCCATTCAATTTCATATTGACCTGACTTCCTAAATTCACCAGCAATCATTGAAAGACCATTTTCATCATGTATGTCCATCACAACATAATCATGTGACAATGCAACCTTTATTTTTTCATGTGTTGCTTCATCCACATGGTCAACACTGCCTTCATATAATTTACGGGTAACTGATTTTAATATCTTGATGCTTCCATCTGATTTAAAATAGACTTCTTCTTCATCAATAAATTGTGGTTTTAACAGGTACATTGGCAACCTGATTCTGTTGTGTGCAAAACCGGCACAATAAATGAAACCATATGAATTTTCATCACATGCATATTCAATCAAGGTGGTGTAATTATAACCATTTGAAATGTATTTTAAAAAATTGCTTGCATAAGCATCACCACCTGAAATTGTCAAAAGGATATTAAAGCATGTGTAATTAGGTACGAAAAAAAGCAATCCTGGGAATCCATTATGCCAATGTGCAAGAACCTGCAATTCATTTATTCGATAAAAATAAAATGTGTTATCAACTCCAACTGCATAATCATGCAATAAGGTTCCATCAGGACTGTAAATACTGAAGTTGATTGTGCTGTCATCAATGGTGTCTGCTTCACCACTACTTTCAGCAGTCAGTAATACCTGAAAATATAAATCACCAGCCTGCACAATCGGCAAAATTATTCCTGATGGTGGCAATCCTTCACTTACCTTGAATTGTATAAATGACAATCTTGGACTTGATAATGTTATCATATTACAATGTATTTTGGAATCAATATAAATTTTGCAAGTCCTTCTTCTGGCTTGTAGCTGATTGTTTCAATCCATCCTGCATCAGTTCCACAAGTATTATTAAATTGAATCAATCCATAAGGGTTTGACATGATGTTCCTGAAGTCATACAATGACATTGGATAATCAAATTCAATCCTTTCTGCCTGCATTAATGGATATAAGTCAGCAAAATCAAAAAACAAGGTATAATCAATTGGCATGTTTTCCTTGATTGGCACTGCTTCCAATTCACAACCCGATTCATAAACCAATTTTGTTTGTGCTAAATAATTACCATCACCTTCAGTGAAAAGAATCTTGTTGGTATAATCCCAGTTTTTATATGATGCAAAAACCTTATTCATCCAGCGCATTGCATTCCTTACAGGTGACAACCTTAAATTGTATGCAGTTTCAGGACTGATAACATTTTCAGATTCACTTGCATTGCCTTGTTCAATCATGAATCCTGGGTTTTCCCTTGACATTGTAATGGTGGCACCTGCTTCAGTGACAGTTGGTTCTTCAAGGTAAATTCTCCAACCACCAATGATGAAGATTTCAGTGATGGCAAGGATGGTATAAGTGCCATCATTGAAAGTGCTTCCTGTAATGGTCACCACATCACCAACAACAACACCAACAGGTTCAGTTGTTGATACAAATGCAATTGGTGTGAAGTGACCTGACAATTCAACTGAATATTCCCTTGTATCACGTTTAACACATGCAATGAAATTGTCATTGTCAAATCTCCAGTCCTTGCTGTCAGCATCATTTTTCCGTCTTGTGATTTCCCATGCATAACCACTTGCAATGAATTTGCTGATTTTGGTCAATTCATTTTTGACTTCAGACAATGTGGTCCTGTATGTCCTTTTGGTCAAAAATTCATCAAGACCATTATATTCTTCTGCTTCCCACTTTTCAAAACCAAACTTGAAAGTTCCATACACTTCAGATTCCATGCACTTTCTGTCAATCTGCCTGACTGCACTGCAATCAAGGATGATGTCTTCTTTATAGAAATATTTCCATGGTTCAATTCTTACCATCTTGAATCCTGTTCTGTAAGGGTCACCTTCAATGCCGAAACCAATGTGATGAATCGGGTCCAATCCTTCAAAACAATCCTTCATGCTTAAGGTCATCAAAAATGGTTCACCTTCAATCCTGTTTTCTGCACGTCTTATGAACAAACCTTTTGTAATAACTTCCAATGCACCACATCCATCTGCTGCTGCTGTATATGGCTGACTGTCTGTCCTTCCAAAATAATCACTGTAAACCCTTAAACGGTCTTCACTGATGGCTTCTGATATCCTGCTTAATGTTTCATTGACCATGAAAACTTTTGCTGCTGTTGCGTCTGTGATGCTGATTGTTGATGCCTTGAAAAATGATTCAGTATCAAAAACAATTTCAAGTCCTGGGTTGTCACCATCTGCTTGTGCTTCAGTTCTTTTATGAAATAGGCAAATACATAAATAAAACCGGTCACCTTCCTGCAAAACCCTTGTTTCAGTAAAGGACAAATCAAATTCCTGAACATCATTTTCATTCATGGCACCACTTCCAAGATTCCCTGTTGTGGTTGATGTGCCGGAAAAAAATATGTCCTGTCCTATTATGTATTCATAATCAGCATTGACTTCACCTGCAAGACCTTGTGGCAACCTTGCAAAAACAAGCTTGATGTTGTCCAATCCAACTGAATCACGGCAAAAAATCCTGCCTTTTATCCTGTATGATATATCAACAGGATTGTTCACCTGTCCAAAATTTGGCATTGTTTCAGAATAGTTCAGGACAGGTGGCAGGGTTGGAAACCACAAATAATTGTCACTTGTGCCGGTTGTGATTTTCAATGCAACTTCATGAATCGGGTCCGTGACATGCCATCCATCACCATCTGCTGCAAAATCATATATTGGTGATGATTCAAATGAAAATCCACCTAATTCAGCAGCCAATATTTTATTCATGCCAATGCTTATCATGCCATATTCACTTGCATCATCTTCCATGTTGGTTGTTGCAATGCCTTCCATGGTGGTTCCATTCCATGTTTCATTGATTGCATGGTCCTGTATAAAGATTCCTTTACTTGGCAAGGTCATTTCCTTTCCTAAC